GGTACTGTAGTTTCCAGCCATATATCCATCAATATCAACGTCAAGGCCAAGAGATCCTAACACAGTTATCGCTACAAACATGTTGGGGATACTAATAACTACCTTCTCTTTGTTTGGGCCATGCATAAGCCAGTCGTTATCATCTACTCTTGTAAGGTTAAACCCTTCTCTGCTGTAGATTCTTATAGTTTCAATCTCTCCAGTAACAGTCTCAGAGAAACCTAAGTACTCAGGAATAAAAGCTTCATCAACCAAATGTTGGCCTCCCTTTATATTTTCCTCAACTATAGCTTTGATTCTTTCCAACCTTCTGTTGGCTACTCCTATTAGGTATTCAGCTTCTTTCTCTGATGCTGATAATGCCTTTAGTACTAATAACTGCTTCGCTCCTATTAACTTCTTCTCCTTTCCTTTAGGTCTGGATTCTTTAGGACATATAGCAAGTGATTTTAACTTCGTTGCATCGAAGTGTAGGTTTGCTTCTTTTTTCTCATTCATCTTATCTGATTTAAAATTTCATTTAGCAAATGTAGATTAAAAAATGGATAAAACAACCATTATACCGATTTTTTTAATATATTTGGTAAATATTATTTTGAACAAATGTTTTTTTGTTTGAAAAATTAATTATAGTTTTGTGTCAAGTTTGGAGCTAAGGTTCCCATCCGTCACTTAACAAAAGATATTACTCGCTTCATTGCTTGCACTGAAAGAGTCCTAAAGAAAGTTGAACAGGTCGGATGGTTCAACTTTTTTTATGCTCTAAACTTTGGTCAACATAATGACAGCAAGGCTAATAACTTAGCACCTCAGTTTGGGTTCAAGAGAATCGGGTTTAAGGGGGATTATGTGCGATGGCGGAGAGATCCGCTTCTGGAACGGTAGGTTCTGGAGCTAATGCGAGAGGAGGGGCTTCATACGGAAGTAAATCATCAGCTTTATAGTTTCGTCAAAGGAAAAAGAATTATCCTTTTCCTTTTAAGCGAAGCTATACTCAAGAAAGAAACTTCACCAAAAGTAAACTACTTCCAGTATTAATATTTATATGAGATTTTTCAATTCGACACGCAAAAACACACGCCACAAGCCATTCTAAGGTGTTCACATTATATTTCATCACCCATTTCGGTTTTTACATATATTTTCATTATCTTTACCCTTTAAAAGCAAAGTTATGGCCTTAGAAAAACCTTTCATACATTCTTTAACTGCTGAAGGAGACCCATCTCCAGTAAATTTCAACGATGTTTTCACGTTTGAAAAAGCTGAAAACAATGTGTCTACTATCAATAGTAATCCAAGATTTTCTATAATTTTTCATAGAGACGAAAACAGTGTTGGTCCAAAATCTATAGAATGGAAGTATAAGAATGAGTGTGATCGAAATGCTGAGCATGCTTTAGTATTAGCAAAATTAAGTAACCCTATTCAATAATATAAAAACAAAAAACCATGAGTGCATTAGCAAAACCATTAATTTGTACTGACGCAGCCTCTTTAGTAGGAAGGTCTGAACCAGTAAACGCAGAATATTTAGTTTCAATGTCTAAAGTAGAGGACAACTTACCAAAACCATTAAAAGATAATTTCGCAATTATTTTCTCAATGTTCTCTGGAGGTAGTGGAAGACCAAAAGAAATTAGATGGTCATTCAAAGATGAGGATGAGAGAAACAGTGTTTTCGCAAACATTGAAACGTATGCTTGTCAGACCATAACTGCAGGTTAGAATCATTCTAAATAACGTATAAAAAAGCCTCTACTTTGCTAGGGGCTTTTTTATGTCAAATATTTTTTATAAGTTTGCCTCGTTAGTCTGTTTGTTGGACGAATGTTTGGACGAGGGTTCGAGTCCCTCTATCTCCACAAAGTACCTGAGCTGCATACCATAAGAACTGCTCTCAGGTCATTTTTAAACTGGGGATATTTTTGGTTTTGACTGCAGGGAAACGACAAGCGCGAAGTGACTAATATTCCTTAACCGGAAAAGTTATCAATTTACACAAAGAAATTCCTCAGCTTCAAGCTGCAGCGTAAGATCTTGCTTAGGGGGTGCGAAGATAGTAACATCCCCTTTGTTTAAAAAGAAACATTAAAAACAAAATACGATGAAATTAAATAAATTAGTTGTCTTATTGGAAGACCAAAGAAAAGCTACATGCTTAGCAAAAAGAACATTAATATCCCTTAATGCTAAAGAGGGAGTGAAAATGGAAGATAAGTTATCTAAAAAAATCAACACCGTCATAGACTCTATGGGAAAGATGATTGTTGAGATTTACAGTAAGATTGACTATACTGTTCCATTCACCAAGTACTCAGAAAGCCCAAGATTATCAAAGGCTGAGCCTATGTTTCGAAAAGGTTATGATGCTAATTCTGAGATGGCACTGATAAAGGGAGCGTTAAACATTATCCATTCAAATCTTGAATCTATTGCTGGATTAGAGACTGTTCTTAATGAGACTGACCACTCCAAGATTGAGTTAAACAAGAAGTTTGTAAAGAGTCGCTCAGTTGCAATAGAATCTCTTATTGAGGTTATTGATAAGTGTGCTGATCTTTTCCCTGTTGAGGTTGAAGAAGTTGAAGAAACTGAGGAAGTTGAAGAAACTGAAGAAGTTGAAGAAACTGAAGAAGTTGAAGAAGTTGAAGAAACTGAAGAAGTTGAAGAAACTAAAAAATAAGTCTCTGGCTTGATCGCTGTACGAGACGGGAGAAACCCTCACTTTGATAAGTGGGGGTTTTTCTTTACTTTTACATTTATGAAACAGAAGACTAAGAATGAGGTAATGAAATCCAATAGACTGGATTTTCTTTTTGACCTACACGAGCAGGGTGTTGAGATACAGCCAGAAGATATAGCCAGCCTAAAAAAAGCCGGATATATTGAGGAGCCAAAAACGAAAGGCCCAAAAAAACAAAACAACTTAATTATTTCTGATCCAAAAGTCAAGACTGAAAGAGGTTTTGACGCGGATAAGCATATCGACATTATAGAGGGGTCTATAGATGACGAAAAAAGAGATGTGGTAATAACATCATCTGATAAAATTACTGAGGGAAATGATTTTGTATTCCAGGGGGACCTTGAAATAATAAAGGATGACTGGATGCCTATATCTAAGGTTGAGCATGAGAGGGATTTTATCGAATGGATTGACAGTATCAACTCTGGCTTCCAGAAAATGACTCAATACAAAAAGTACAATCTATATAAACAACAGGCCGATCAGTGGCTTGCTGAAAATGGATCAATGAGTAATCACCATAATCGAGAAGATCAAAAAACTTATGCCTTCTCGGAGATGAATAGATGTAAGAACAACACGCTATATTTTCTTAATAAGTATTTAATGTTAAAAGAGGGTGATATGACATCTGGTTCCAGAGCCTATGATGCAAAACCTGTCCACGAAGTAATTGCATACCTTTTTGATTGCGGATACTCGTCCATGATGGGTAAGCCTCGTCAGATTGCAGCAACATCTACTCTCGGAGGATGTGCGCTTGCTAAAATTATATTCAACAAAAACTTTTTCTTAAAATTTATTACGCAAGATAAGGAAACTGGTGTTGAGATTTTTGATGATAAAATTAAATATCCATTTGGAGAGCTTCCGCCATGGATGCAGCCGACAGTAAGTAATGATCGAGATAATCTATTCAGGCTTAGTAAGAAGGGCAAGAAAGGAACTAAGAAGGGTGTAAATTCTAAGCTACAAGTTGTTGCTCCATCTGTTTCAGCTATTAATGGTGGGTCACCTCAGCTTGTAATGGTCGATGAAGCTGGATACATTGGTATTCTTGGTAGAATGATGAAGGAAGCTCGTCCTACGATGTTCATGCAGGATCCAACAACTAAAAAGCTGATAATGAAGCGTCAGATTATTGTATGGGGAACTGGTGGTGAAATGGATAAAGGCGGAAAAGCTTATGAGGAGGAATTCTCAAACACCATGGATAAATGGAATAAAAGGGAGTTTGACTCTGGTATTATCCCATTATTCTTTGATTGGACGACAAGACCTGGTATAACAAAAGAATTTTATGACTCTGAGAAGAAAGTATATACTTCTGAAGGTCCAGATAAGGAGGCATTGCTGGTTCAGTTCAGGCAAACATACCCAACCATAGTAGAAGACATGTTTTTAACGTCTGCTAAGACACTTGTTTCTATCGACTACATAAATAGACAGCTTGAAAGAATAAGAAGTTTACCACCTATAACTAAGCCTCAAAAAGGATACTTCGAACCAATATTTGACGAATCGAGCCCATCTAGCGAGAATGATGACGTTCCATTCAAGATTGTAGGGGCCAATTTCATTCCCACTGAAGATGATGACCCAAGAGGTTCTGCGTTAATCTTCATGCATCCTAAGAAAAATTGGAGAAACAGATATTATGCAGGAACAGATCCAATTGCATCGGATAATGGTTATTCAAATATGGCTTCAGTTGTATTTGACGCAAAATACAAAACCATTGCAGCATTAGTAAATTATAGAGACGCTAACCACAAGTACACATTTCTTCAGACAATGTTATTGTCATTATACTATAATACCTCAGGCAGAATTGGTCGATGTAAAGAGCTTGTTGAAGCCAATATTGGTACAGCATATATTGATTATGTTGATGGCAAGGGCTTTTATGACAGTCTTGTGTACAGGACGGAGCTCCCAGAATATGTTCAGGGAGGAAGTCAGACTGTAGGTATAGATAACAGGTCAACAAGAACAAGATTCATAATAAACAAGATGTATGAGTTTATCGCTGCTTATGGAGACAGAATATGTGTTGATGTTATTTTCTTGCAGTTGAGAACATTTATATGTACGGTAACAGACAAGGGAAATGAGACATGGGGGACTGCCGATAAGCGTAAATATCATGATGATGTTTTATTTGCCGGAGTTTTTGCCTATATTTGTAGCTTATCTTACGAGCACATGCCTCCGAAAGAAATTAAGAGTGATGAAGACATGTATGTTATTAGACATGAACTCGTTAGAGGTAAGGACGGAAACCTTCGAAGAGAAGAAGTTAGAAAGAAAATCTTATGATCAAAACAGAAGACACAAAGAAGTTATCAATGTTTTATCCCAAGAGTAAACAGGGGTTATTGAATGACTATCCAGAACTAAAGAAGATAGATGTATTTAAAAAAGTAAATAAGTCTGAGCTACTTTTTGTTTGGTTTTACGCTTGTAAAGCGAGTCCATTCGCAGGAGAGGAGCTTGATAGAGTTAGGATCGAAAAATCAGTGTTAGAAGCCTTTGGGCAGAGGACTGCTGATAAGCTGAGAGGATCTTACATTGCTGGAAACTATAGCGAGAAAATTAGAAACGCTATAAACGAGATGCGTAAATTTGAGTTTGGCCCAAGAGTTAGAGCTAAAATGATGATTGAAAAAATCATGGGTAACTACGAATCTCTTGTTGACATAGATCCTGAAACAGAATTCAAAGACAAGGATCAAGAGGAGGATTGGACTAAAAAAAAGGCTTACATTGATTCTTGTGCTAAAATAAGTTCAGTGTTGCCAACACTTATAAACCAAGCTGAGGGAGGTTTTGGCATAACAGAGAAAGAAGGTGGAGATGAAGTCGTAATAGACAATGATGACTTAATGGATGAATTTCACGAAAATCAAGAGTAAATGTTTTATTTTTCACATCAGGCAGTAAATAAGCCAAACCGCTTCACATTTGAAGGAACAGACAAACAGTATCATTTGGAATATGGCAAATTTGCCCTAACTGACGCAAGCACATCATTACATGAGGAGTTTATTGCAAAGACGAAAGTTAACAAAAACTTCTACAAAGGAAATCAGTGGACATTTACAGAGGATGTTGAAGCATTCTTGATGGACCAAACTTCTCAGACGAGAAACAGGATAAAGGTTGTAAACAACCAGATCCGTCCGATGATAGAGCAGTTTAGAGGTAATGCTATTAGGCTTAAAATAAACGCAACAGTTCAAAGTATTTCAAAGAAAGCAATAAACAGAAGGGAAGAATCTTTAGGTAAGAAGCTTTTAAAAACAAGGGTAGCGAACGAGTTTCCTGCTCTCGGAAGATTGATGAAAGCTTCAGATCAGTCTATTGGTGATAGCGAGAAGGAAACAATTCAGATTCATGAAAACTTATACGTAGACTCATACGTAAAGACAATGAATAGACTTCTTAGGTATGTTGCAGAGCTAAACAATTTTGAAGGGATGCAACTCGGTATTGCTCAAAACTTAGGACTTTCTGGTCTTGGTGTTATAGAGGGGTTTGAACATGGTGGACACTTAAGATTCGAGGTTGTAGATTCTGAAGATTTTTTCTTTGATCGTTCAGCCAAAAAATTTGACCTTACTGATTCTGACTATATGGGTAAATGTCCAGGAATGCTCCCTACAGATATATATGAGAGGTATCAAGATATTACCGATGAAGAGAGAAAATCTATAGAGTCTTATGTTTCAGATAAACAAGAAGGTTCCGGAGACATTGTTTCAGATGTAACCGATTCTGGACCGAGAATTGGATCAACCAAGATACCAGTATGTCATGCCTACTGGAGAGATCAAGACAAAAAAGATGCTGGTTATGTTATGGATGAATACGGATATCCTTATCTTGTATATATCGATGAGACTGAAAACCCAAGAACAGGCGAGCCATACAAAGAGGAGGACCTTATAGATCCACCTGAGTCACCTAAAAATGACAGATTGTTTAAGGGCAAAAAGAAGAGATCCTTATATGTTGATGTACTTCGATATTGTATATTTATTCCTTTTGGAATACTTGGAAAGTCTGATCAAGACAGTGGGAAGGATCCGGTTCAAGATATTGTTCTTGAGTACGGAATGCATCCCTACCAAGAAACAGAGTGGCTTGACGTTTCAAACGTTAAGTTCCCATTCAAATGTTTTACATGGGGATATGTTGATGGAGAAATCATGAGTCCTGTTGATGATGCGATTAGCCCTCAGAGGTTTATTAACAGAGTACTTTCTGTTGCAGAGTCTCAAATAAATAATTCTGGTGGTACAAACATAGTTATAGATAAAGATGCTGTTGACGCTGCTGATGGAGAAGATCAAATCCAGAGAGATGTAGATCAGGGTAAGCCAATAACCATTAGAACAAAGGGTCGTGGAGTTCCAAACTCACTCGGAACTTATGATGCAACTCCTAAGCAGGGAACATATAACTTGTTCAACATAATACCTACGATGCAGCAAATAATACAGCAATCTACAGGTGTAAATGAAGGGTTAAAAGGAGAGAGTACCGGATCTGACCAACTCGTTGGAGTTACCCAATTACTAATACAAAGGGGTTCTTTAATGCAGGAGCCATTTTATAATGCTCTTGCTCAAATATTCGTTCAAGCTCATCAGCATACAGCTACAGTTGGAAAAAGAATGTATATTGATAACGAGAGAGATCTCGCTATAGCTACTGGGGATGACGGAGTTGCTGTTCTTCAGCTTTCAAAAAACATGAAGGGTGAAGACTTTAGGGCGTTTGTTAAGAGGCAGAACGCAGACGAACAGCTATTTGCGCAGGGAGACTCCATGTTGCAAGTATTCCTTAGCTCTGGAATGATTGATGAAAATCAGTACGCTAACGCATTTGGAAGATCAACCCCTGACGATGTAGCCATGCTACTGAGAGAAGCTGCAGGAGAAAGGATAGAGCTTAAGAGACAGCAGGCCAAACAAAATAAAGCCGATAATGATGCTGCCATAGTTGAGGCTCAAGCTCAAGAGCAAAAGAATAACGATGCTATTCAGGCAGTTAAAGACGAAAGGACAGTAGAAAGAATAGAGGATAGGAATCATGACTTGCAAAAAATAGCTCTTGAAGGAGAAATAGAGAATATCAACCAACGAAATAATGTTAAATAATTTGCAGGAATAATTAAATTTTTAATTATATTTGCCTAAACAGAAGAATTATGAGCAAAGAATCACAAGAAATTCCAGGACAAACTCCTGATTTAGGTGCGACAGCACCAGTTACAGAACAATCAATCAATCCGGGTTTATCGGCAACGCTAAGTGCGCTAGAAGGACTATCAGGAGAGAATGAGCTGCGACAAGGAATGGAAGTGTTGGAAAAAGCAAAAGCATCGTCAGAACAGGTTGTTGCGCCAGAAGAAGAAGCACCAGCTATAGACCCTAATGATACGGGTAAAGTTGCTAACGATTTATTGAAAGATGCCGTAAAACCAGAAGAAAAAAGCAAAGAAGAATTAGAGGCCACTGAGGATAAAGAAGAAAAACCAGAAGACGGAGAAAAATCAGAAGAAAAACCAGAAGGAGAGTCAGAAGAAGAAAAAAGTTCTTTGAAAATAACGAGCCCCGTATTTGGAGGTGAGAAAAAAGTTGTAGACAACAAAGCTGGAGCACCAAAAGCACCAGAGCTTGAAGGTTCAGATGCTTACAATAATTACATAAAGGAAAATACCGGAGTGGAAAATATTGAGTCTCTTGTAAAAGATTATACTGAAAACAAAGAAAAAATAAGTACCTTTGATAAGGTTGTTGCAGAGAAAAACAATCTTGAGGAAGTGTTTAAGCAACTTCCAACTGAATTATATAAAGGAGTAGAAGCGTTCTTAGCTGGTAAAGACTGGAAAAAACCAATTGTTAGTAGTCCAAATATGGATTTCACAAAAGACATTGAAGGTCAAGGCGACAAAAATCTTGTTGAAAATTACTTCCCAGGTCAGTTTACTGATGCGGAGTGGGAGAATTACAACTCTGATGATCAAGATGCAGGAATTAAGAAAGCTATTGACTTGGCAAAAGAGACTGCTAGAAGTCAATTTAGTGCAGATAAAAGCAAGCTTGATTCTTACAGAGATGATCAGGTTAAGTCTGCTAATGAATTCAACAAAAAGATGAACACATCTGTTGAGGCATCATTAGAGCATTTAAAAGGATCTATAGAAGGAATAGATGATGGTTACATTAAGCAAGTTAAAAACGATTTAACTATAGAAAGTCTTAATGAATTATTTCTTAATCCTGATGGAACGTGGAAAGAAAGTGCAGCGTTAAGTTTAACTATGGCTAAGCAAGGTTACGACCTGTTAGAGCAATATAAGACGATAGCAAAGCACCAGTCACAAACAAAAGAAAGACAGGAGATATTAGAACGAACTCCTGCAAAAGCGAAAGCTAAAACATCGTCAGAAGAAAAAAGCGGAGGAATAAGTCCAGAGGTACAGAAGCAAATAGATGAAATAATGAAAGGTACGGGAAGTTCAAATATTTATTAATTAAAAAAAACTAAACCTATTTATTATGAGTGTTCAAAATTATGTACCTGGAGTTGGTAACTTACCTTTTGGTAACCTTAATACCAATCCTGAAAATTCAAACTATTCAAATGACTCCCAGTTTTCACCGGAAGAGTCTATATTGATTCAAAAATCTGTAAGAAAAGCCATCTTTGATGCTGCTCCTGCTCAGTACAACGCTTTAAAGCTGTTGACAATGAAGCCTTACAAAAACAAGAACTTAGATGAGTTCGAATACCTTGAAACAACTTTTGGTAGAACGCCAATCGAATCAGCAGCAGTAGTTGGTGCTGTAGCACCTGTTCCTGGAGCTTCTCAAACTCAAGTTATTCCTTTAACTGCAGCTTCAATGAACTATGTTTCTGAGGATCTTATTGTTGTTTATCCAGACAACTCTAAAGCGGTTATTACTGCTGTTGGACCGGGTAATCAAATCACAGTTTCATCTCAAACGAATGATGGTCTTTCTGCGGTTGGTTTAGGGGATATTTTCTCGTTCTTATCTACTATTGAGTCTGATGGGATGGATTACTTCTCTAATTACTCAAGAACAGAGACAATTACGAGATATAATTATGTTCAATTCTTCATGAGAGCACAGAGATGGGCTAAGGTTGAGCTTCAAAAGCACATTAACGCTGGGACAACTGACTTTTTAACTGTTGATAAGAAGAACAAGTTAAAGCAGTTGAGAGTTGATTTCTTCAATGCTTACTTTAATGGTCAAAGAGGTGAATTTCCTTTGTCAGGAGGTAGAGTAGCTAAAGCCATGGGTGGAATATACCCTACAATGGTAGCAGCCGGATCTGCATCTGCTAATCCAACGGTAGCTGGTTTACAAGCTTCTTTTGAAACGTTAGCTTTCCAGACCAACTTTAAAGCTGAAGGTGGAACTCGTTTCATTTACGGTACTGATGAGATCTTGAATGAGTTCTCTAAAATTTACAAGCAACCAGGTTTAAGATATGAGCCGAATGATGAGATCGCAAACTTAAAGTTAAAGCGTATCGAGTTAGGTACAATGAACTTCGTTTTAGTTCCTTGTGAATTGTTTAGAGAAGAATCTTGTTTCCCTGCTGAGTGGAGAAGAAAAGTATTGATCTTAGATCAAGAAACTATCTCTCCAGTGAAGATGAAGGGTATCGAATCTCTTTACATGGGTGGAACTCTGGATAGAAAAGATGGTGGAACGAGAGAAAATTTCAAAGACTGGTGGGCCGGTGGTCAATTAAGTTTGGAATTCAACAATCCGTTGGCTTCGTTCTCTTTGGACATTCAATAGAATCAAAAAGGGCTGGCCAAAACGGTCAGCCCTTATTTTAAAATATAAAAACTAAGATAAGATGGGATTAGAAGTAAATGAAAGAGATAATTCAGAAGAAAATAAAAAAGGTGAAGCTCAAAATTTAGATCAAACAGCATTGCTGATTGAAATGAGGAAAGAGCTGAATGAGTTAAAGGCTCAGAAATCAAACGGTAACACAGATAGTAATAGCGATGCTACTGCTGAAATGTTAAAAAAACTTGTTGATGGATTGAAGGCTAAAACTGATGACGAGAAGTATGGTGGTGAAAATCAATATGTTCAGGTAGCTGACATTGATCCAGAAGACTATCTTGAGGTTGGAGTTCCTTTTTATTGCCATCAGGTAATGCGAGTAATCGTTGATGATAAAAGAAATGGTCATGCGGTGCAAACACCATTTAAAAACACATTGGTGTTTAAGTATCAATCTACAAGGGCTGTAGGAACAGGAAAAGAGACAAAACTTCACAATCTGTCTTGTTATTCAAGCCACAGTAAGAAAGAGGTGAAATGGTTAGAGGAGCATACAGGATTTGGATCTTTATTTTTCAAGTCTCACATGGAAGCGATGACTGTTGATGCAATTAAAGCTAACAAGCTTGCTAGAACAATGATATCACTAAGCAGAATGGAGACAGGAAGGGTTGTTAAAATGGCTGCAGATCTTGGTATTAACAGTGAAGATCCTAGTGCCTTGAGAATTGCGATTGCAAACAGACAGGTAGAGGAGGAGATGGCAAAAGAAGAAGCAGCTAATAAGATTAGAGTAAAAGAGTCAATTATAGAAGCAAACTTAATAACGGAGGAATAATATGATTGCTGTTCAAACAGTTGTTGATAGAATGAAAAGCGCACTTGACGCTGAAGGTTCTGATAGATATTTGTTTGATCAAGATTTCAAACCTGCAATAAACTCATCTATTGATTGGTTGGTGGCTGTTTTTAACGCAGCATTTTCTGATAAAAAACTTTCTGAAGAAGATTTAAGAGAGCTTGTCAAAACATCTATTTGGCAAGCTAACTCTTTTTCAAGAATAAGGTTCGATGAAACGGCTCTTGGCTACAAGATTTGGACGGTTCTTGGGATCTTTCCAGAGCCAAGAGTTACTCCATCTGCTAATCCAGCTTCATTATCATCCCCAGAAAAATCTACCTTCAGAGGTGACCTATCATATATTGATAGTCATTTCTCTGCAAGAAGACTAAGCATTGAGGAGTGGAACGAAAATAGACAGAACGTTTTTTCTGCTGGAAATGAAATACTTGGTAATGGACTGAAAAGTTATGCTTATCTTGGTCACGGTAATTATGATTCATCAAATTACATCACTGGTGGAGAGGAGGTTCAGATTAGACCTGATGTTTCAGAAACTTTTGTTGCTGTCACGGTTCTTAAAAACCCTGATAAGATAGTTAGTGAAACGGACAGCATAGAGTTTCCGTCTACTATTATTGATATTCTATACCAAAAGGCTTTAAACTTTGTGGCTTACAAGCAAGGTGATCAAACTACTTTATTCGCAGTTACATCTCGTGATGTGGCTACACTTGTTAAATTAATGGTTTAATATGGGGACTTTACTAAGATATATTGTTGACGACATAGCTGTAGACTTGAAGCAGGTTATGGATGATAAGATTGTTCAGAAATCTCAAATTGCTTTCTGGGTAGTTCTTGTTGGAAACAGGCTTAAGGCTCAGCATATTGGAAAGAGAGATTCTGGTGCGTTCCTATCAACTTTTGATGAAGTTCCAGTCACGGTTGTTAATGTTAGCAAGAATCCTAACGAGATTAAGAATAGAAAGTTCTTTAGGCTTCCTAAGTGTATTTATGACTACGACTTAGATGCTGGTATCGAGTACATTTCTTACAGCATAGAGGAAGAGCAGCCTGGCTGCCCACCTCCATTCACTAATAAAACATTTACAAGGACAACCCCTTCTAAGACAGAGAGACTTTACTTTTCTAAGTACGAGACTCCAAACCCTAATAACCCTTATTTTTATAGAGTAGGAGATCATATTTATTTGCTCGGAATAGAGTGTGTGGATATTAAGAGTATTGAAGTTGGATTATATACTACACTTGATCCTTTGACAGAGATAGATTTAGATGCTCCATTTGATTTCCCTGAGGAACTATTGATAATCTTAAAGAGACAAGTTCTTGATCTTGGTAGATTTGCGTTGTTAATCCCTCAAGAGAGAACTAATGATGGTGATGATGGGTCTGAATCGAAGGCTGTTCCAACAAATAAGCTTGTTAGTGTTAATGAGTTAACTGAAGACCAAACTGAGAATAAATAATGAATATATCAAAACATAGCATGGTTACTCCTAATGAGATATTGTCAGATGCGACAATGTATTGTGATGAGGAGGATTTTAAAATAATCTCAAGAGGATTTTTCTTATCGCTATTGCAGAGATCTATGCAGGAGCTTGCTTTTGACACCTTTTTTGACGAAAGAACTGAGTTTTTTGATGTTCCTGAAAACTTAAATCTTGATATGCCCAAGGGGTCGTTCAATATTAAACAGATTTATCTTTTAAATGGAGATAATTGCGGTAATATTGATGGAACTCAAAATGTTTATTGGAAAAGAAATTATTTCACAAAAGGAAATGGTTATTTATCGAGAAATAAAATATCAAATAACAACGATCCGTTTTATGATAACATGTCTACCGGAAATATTGACGGAGCAAATCCATCCCTTAGAAGGACTGGGGTTACAAGATCAATAAAGCAGGCGTACTACTACAATGTTCAGTCTGGGACAATAATGCTTAGCTCGACATGTAAGGCTTACAACAGGATAGCTATAGTGTTTAATGGTGTGGGAGCTGACATTGGAGAGGTCCCATTTGTCCCTATGATGTTTCGTGAAGCCATTGTCTCTTGGATTGTTGACAATGCTCTTCAGGTTAAATTAACAAAACTTGTCGGTACGGCAGCATTTAATGGTTATCAAACCATTTGGAGTATAAACAACAATAAGCTTAATAAGCCTTTTGATGGTCTTTGGGCTGATGCTCAGTATAGAGCTAAGTCTATGGATTCAAAGCAGAGAGAGGATATTAAAGAGTATATTGGCAGATTAGGATATTAATATGAAGCAAGAGAACCACCCAAAAGAAGTGCGCCAAAACAATAAGGGCGCAAACCGAGACATTGACATCGAAGTTGTTGGAGCAAACTCCAAGAGTGGCGAATATGTTGACGGAAGAAATCTTAGGGTTTCGTCTGTAAGAAGTCAGAGGCAATCTGCGGAAAAGATTCGTGGTGAAGAGTCTATTCATTCAAATGCGCTATCTGGTTCCTATTTGAATATTTGTGTTAGCTCAGTAAACAACAAAAAGGTTGAGTTTTGGGTTGATAAAAATGGAGTCGAAGATCCTGTTATAATTATAGATGGAGTTATTGTGGCGAAGTCACCAAACATTCCATTCCTTGCGGAGTTCCCAATTCAGCATGACAAAAATGAGAGCTGTATAGGTGGAGAGATATTTGTTACTGATAATAACTCGCCCCCTATGACCTTTAATATTGATGATATGATATCATCACTTGTAACGAACCCAACAAAATACTTTCAGGACTTTAATCCTTTACTATACACTGTTGGTCTTGACGCTCCATTAAACATACCGATATTCAAAGAACTTGTTAATGTTGGTGGTAGTAATGGTTTACCTGTAGGTTCTTATGTTTATTCTATTAGATATGTGAATAATGATGGTGATAGAACCGACTGGACACCATCAACACCGCCCATACCTGTCTTAGAGAATGTTAACTTTAATAGTACAACATTTCCTGGAGTTAAAACCTTTGGAGGTCCAACAAACGTAAATGACAATACTAATTACGGAATAAAGCTTAAATTCAGAGTAAACAACTCTGTCAATTTTGATTTTATAGAAATAAGAAGACAGGACTATAACCAAGGGGTTCCATTAATCACTCCTGATTCAAATATTGTGGCTAAAATAGATGTTTCTGATGGAGAGATATCGGTTAGGGAATTTATTGACCCAGTAGATTCAAATGTTTTTGATGCAATTCCTGAGGATGAGGAAATTAGTAGGTTAGCATCAATATCAAGAGCTAAAGCCATAAGGTATCATGACAAACAGCTTGTTCTTATGAATGTAGGGTTTAATTCTCAAAGTTCGGATGACATTGATTTTATTGAGATAAATGGAGATGCTGCTGTTCCAGTATTGAAAAATCTTGGAAGTATAGGGTATAAAGATCCTTATAACCATGTTTATAATAAAAGGAATTTAGGTGGAGAAAAATATGGTTATGGTGTAGCTCTATTTGGGGGGCTTGGTGTTAGTAGTTTCGTTAAGCCTATAACTGGGTTTGAGAATTATCAATTCCCAAACAGGAGAGATGAGGTTTCTGTAGATTCTAACAATCTATCTTATAGAGGCACGCCTGTTGCAGCTAATTCTTTAGGGGTAGTTTCTAATGTATTTGAGGCTTTTAGCCATGATAATGCCGTCAAGAAAACAGACAGATGTACTTTTAAGAATATACTAAACAATGGGAGTCGTCCAAGAATATTAGTTAACTCAACCGGTTGTCCTGATACAGGTCAGGGAAGTACTGTTCATGCTAAATATGTTTTATACAACCCATACACTCCTGTATCAAATAGCGACAACAATGTTTCAGGTCTTAATTATAGGGTTAACTACGCTGTAAACATAGGTATTGAGAACTACGAGCCTGAGGCTTTTGCTCCAGATTACTACTCTATGGGTATAGCTCTTGGAGGTCTTGATAATATTCCTGCTGGAGTAAAAGGTTTTTCTGTTGTCAGAACGGAACCTGCAAAAAGAATTGTTGCTCAAGGTATAGGTACTTATGCTTTAACTCAGGGTTCTGTAGAGAAAGATTTCTTTGGAGAGATAACTACTGGGGTAACAACTAAAGCTCTCGATAAGATGTGGTTTCATTCTGCAGATCTTAAAAATTTATCTCAATCAGAAATTGATGATATAACTAATAATCCAGACGATTACCAGGTTCAGCTTGTTTCGCCTCTTGGATTCTTTTCGGAAGTTTATCATCACCATACAAAGCCAGGATCAACTAATGATAGAATCATAGATATGATTTCTTACGCAAGAATACTTAACGATCAGGGTCAGATTAATACCGGAGAACAGCCTACTATGGGTGTTGGTTCTGGCGGAAAGAGATACGTGTCTCACAATAGGTATAGAAACTTTGAGTCTGCTTCTGGTGGAGCTTTTAGTGGTGATGGAAACAAGCTATTTTCTTTAAACTCTCTCTCCGAAAAATCTGATGGAGATTCCTCTTATTTTGAGATACAGTTTAATGAGGATATATATAATTTTGCAGGAGGCTCCGGTTTGGACGCAGGGGATTTTGACAGCCCCATAGCTCAATCGTTTCATGAGCCATTTTATATTATAAATATAATAAACACTGGAGCAGAGGTTCGTGATTTAAACATAAACAACTATAAGGGGACTGGACACTTTCAGAAGATAGAAAGCGTAATTGGTATTAGTGATGGAAGCCCAGATCAGGAGTTTGAGCTCGTTGATGAAAGGTGGGAAGACTGCATTCCTGACATCGACCCTTCTGGACCATTTTCATCGTTCAACTCATACGTTTACACTGTAGATGAATTTGGAGCTTCTAAGGCTTGGATTAACGTTGATTTTATGTCTTCAGCACAGATAACAGCAATATCGAACAATATAATAGCCAATGGTTTTCATGTGCCTGAGCCTGGCGTTCAAGTGTATGGCATGTATAGGAGTACAAATTTAAAAGATAGAGATTTCACAATTATATTTGATATTGCCCCTTACTATCCGGAAGTGGATGACACTATAGTTGTAAGGTACGACAAAAGAAGACCTGTTGGGGTTTATGGTGGCGACTCTGTTGTTGCAGAAAATGTGTTTGCTCCAATAAGCAGGGATATAGGCGATGACTACAATGAGGATAACCCTGAAAATCAATTTGTCTTAAACATTCCTTTCCCGTTCAGAAACTACCACATGAATCCTAGACATTACACTCCTGATGGAATCCAGATAACATCTCCATTGTTAAGTGTTAATGCCGTTGAGCAAGGCATAACTTGTAAGCTCGCTTTTGTTCGTCAAATGCTAATAATGTTTGCTGGAGAAAGCAGGTCTGCTGTTAATTTTTTTCATAACACTCCAGAAACTCCAGAGGAGCAATCTTTCCCACTTATTAACTACGTAATGAGACCGTCTGCTGGAATTGGTAGTATTATCAATATCTTTGGAGAAGAATATGTGGAGGACTATGGGGCTCAAGAGACATCTATCCTAACTAAAGGAGGGTTCAGATTTAACCAGCAAGTAAATGTTGATTACCAGTTTGATGGGTTGATAGAATTTTTTAGTAAACCGAAATTTGGTTTTGAAGAAAAGACAGAATTTTGCACTGCTGTGATATGGAGTCTCCCTAGAGCCATAAATCAACAAGACTCCCCTGGGTTAAAGACATTCTTAAGTACTAACAGGCTTGACATTGCTGATGACCAAGGAGATATAAAGAAAGCTTGGGACGCTACAACTGGTGGTAAGGGAGAAAACCTTTACGCCATAACAGACAATGGCATATGCTTGTTGCTGACAAAAAAATCAATATTATCAAATATTGACTCTGACGACTTATCAACAACAGCTTCGGATCAGTTTATATCTGGTCAGTATTGGTTGAGCAAGGACATTGGTTCGAGCGATGAGATGTGGAGAGGCATGGGAGAGGGAACTATTGGTGTTACATCTGAAGTCGGTAATATTGAAAAAGAAGTTCTTTATTTTCCAAACAAGCAATCAGTTTATTCTCTCATAGATAACAGATTGACAGATATTGGACGTAATGACTACTATAGCAGACTAAACCCTTTCTTAAAAGGCTTAAGCTCTGGATACGATGGGCATCTTGCTGGTTTTATAAATAAAAACAACAATGAATACTGGCTTGAAATAGAGGGTGAAGATAGTCGTGAACTATTTGTTTTTGGCAGTGAAAACAATAGATGGGAAGGTTCTTTTGATTATAGGTTCGACAACTATTACATGTCAAGCGATAAGATTTTTGGAGTTAGAGATCTGGAGACTTTTGAGCTTGAAAAAGGATTCCTTATAAATGGAGATAATATTGAATACGAACTTTTAACAGCTTTTGCCCCAGGAAGTGCTGCTCTCGAAAAAGAGTTTATAAGATTTGGAGTTCAGTCTGGAGAGAGAAGTGAAATGAAGCCATCAAGAGTTGAGTTTTATGACAAAAATGAAACACTACTTTGTGCGCTTAATACAGGAACTCAAGGACCATTATATCTCAAGCAGTACGATGGTTGGGAGCAGTTCATCGGTAGAAAAGATGCTTCAGCATCATCAACCAGAGATCGTGTACAGGGAAGGACTATAATCGTTAAGATTATTCATGACAAACCAGAAGACTTTAAGATAGTTACAACAACTATTCAGTATAAGATACTGAAGTAAAGGAAAAAAACATTATATTTGTGTAATCAAAAACTTTGAATTATGGCTTTAGGAGCAACAATAGGTGGAGCTTTAGGAACTGGTGCAGGAGCAGCAATAGGTGGTCCAATAGGAGCGTCTATAGGTGGTGGGCTTGGATCTGCTGTAGGTGGAGCAATAGATCTTGCTGGTCAAAAAACACCGGATGTTGCAAGAGTAGACCCGTCTCAAATAGCAAGGCTTAGAGAGATTCAGCAAACAAAAAAAGAGATTGAGGCTGGAACGGACCCACTAACAAGGCAAAGAGTTTCAGATATAAGGAGAACTGGAGAAACAACAAAAGCTCAATTAGCAAAATTCACTGGCGGTGATGTTGGAGGAACCATTAGCGCAATGCTTAGAGCTCAAAGAAATATAGGTAGAGGTCAGAATCAGGCTTTTACTGAATCACAAAAAAGATTACCATTTTTCGAAAACATACAATCTCAGCTTGGCAATAGAATATCTCAGAGAAAATTAGAGCTTGATGTTAATGCTCAAGACACAGCGAGAGCTGAAAGAGCAAATACTCAAAGACAAATAATAGGAGGTATTTCTGGGGCGATAGGTTCTGCTGCTGGCGGTTTTGGTGGCGGAGGTTTCGCTACGGGGGCTTCTGGAGGCGGAGGAGTTAATGCTGTTGGCCAATTTCAGGCTCCTGCAGGAGGCATAAACCCAACATTACCACCACCACCAGACTTATCAGTAGGAAACTCTGGTTTT